ACTCAGCACCTGCTATAAATTTTGGAGATAGCGATAGTGGAATATTTGGTGGAACGAATACTGTTAGCTTGGCTGCTGGAGGTACAACAAGATTAACTGCTGATACTGGTGTTGATATTACTGGTACGTTAGCTGTAACAGGAGCTATAACAGCTACAAGTGATCTGACTATTGCAGATATAATAAGACATGCTGGCGATACAGATACTGCTATAAGATTCCCTGCTGCTGATACTGTTACTGTTACAACTGCTGGTAGTGAAAGATTTAGAGTAGATTCAAACGGAGTTATGATGGTAGGTTTATCATCTGCCTTATCAAGTAATAACGCAAAATTTCAAGTTGCTCATACGGATGGAAACGCAGATATTATTGTACACAGAGCAGGCAGTAATTCAGGTCCACCTAGTCTTAATTTTCAAAAAACTAGAAATGCAACTATAGGTAACTATTCAACTATTGTTCAAGATAATGATGAATTAGGCTCTATACGTTGGGGTGGTGCAGATGGCACAGGTATTAAATTTGCTGCAAGAATAGTATGTGCTGTTGATGGTACTCCTGGAGCTAATGATATGCCAGGTCGTTTAGAGTTCAAAACGAGTAATGATGGTGGTATAACTCCTACTACAAGATTAACAATAGACAGTGCAGGTACATCTACTTTTACAGGAAATATAACTATATCTAATGCTGCACCTCGACTTAATCTTACCGATACAGGTGGCAATGATTTTATGATTATTGTTGATGGTAACGACTTAAATATTCAAGACACAACTGCTGGACAAAACAGATTAAATATCAATTCAAGTGGGTTAGTAAGTTGTAATGATGGCCTTGCTGTAACAGGAGCTATCACTGGAACTGGTGATCTGACCATTGACACCAATACTTTACACGTTGACTCTGCTAGCAATCGGGTTGGTATAGGTACATCAAGTCCTGATTTTCCTTTAGAAACAGTATTTACAAATGCCAATAGTAGTAGTTTTAGCACATCATTAGCTATGGGTTCAGCAGCTAATGCTGACCTTTATGCTTTGCACTTACAAAATTTAGGTACAGGAAATTGTGAAACTGGTTTATTATTTTCAGCTGGAAATACACAATTTGGACAATGGTCAGTTAATTGTCTAAAAACTGGGGCTTTTGTTGGTGATCTTCTATTTAGAACTAGGACTGGTTCAGCTACTTCAGCAGAACGTATGCGTCTAACTGCGTCAGGAAACGTAGGTATCGGTACAACAAGTCCGACATTTAGCAGTTTTGGAAGTAATACGGGTGGTATAGAAATATCAGATGTCGGCAGTAGTGCAAATGCATTACTTGTTCAATCAGGTAGTAATGAATTTTTCTTTGCTAATACTTCAAGTGCTAATTACATTGCTGGTACTGCTAATGCACCACTAATTATTAGTACAAATGGCTCAGAACGTATGCGTATAGATGCTTCTGGAAATGTAGGTATAGGTACATCAAGTCCATCACAAAAATTAGACGTAAATGGTAATGGAATAATACAAGGAACTTTACAAGTTAATGACAGACTACAGATAGTTGAGACTGCTCCAGAATTATTATTTTCCTCACCTAGTGGTGGTTTGGATAGTCGTATTCTTAATGATGGGTCAGGCAATTTAATAATTGGACATGGAGTCAACTCTGACACTCCAACAGAACGTCTGCGTATAGATTCGTCTGGAAGGCTGCTTTTAGGAACCACTACGGAAGGGCATGAAAATGCTGATGATTTAACAATTGCAGGGTCAGGTCAGACAGGTATTACTATTCGTTCTGGAACAACAAGTGGTGGTAATATTTATTTTTCCGATGTTACATCAGGAAATGGTGAATTTGATGGATTTATAGGTTACTCCCAAAATACCAACAGAATGCAATTTGGAACAAATTCAAACACAAGAATGACGATAGATTCGTCTGGAAATGTAGGTATAGGTACAACAAGTCCAGCAGGTAGATTACATATTTCATCTGGAACTTCTGGTGACTGTAAATTGATTATTGAAGCTGATACTGATAATAATGATAATAATGAGAATGATAATCCACTCATAATATTTAGGCAAGATGGTGGTCTTGAAGAAAGTGCCATTGGAATGGGCTTTACTTCTACTGCTAGTGATAATCTTCTTACTCTTGCAAATTCTGTCACTAATGGTGGTATATCTTTTGCGACAGGCACTACTAATGGTTATACAAATGCGGTAGAACGTATGCGTATAGATTCGTCTGGAAACGTAGGTATAGGTACATCAAGTCCAACAAAACCTAGTAGTAGCAACAACTCTACTAGATACATGGAAATTGCTAGTGGAGATGGTGCAGACCTTATTTTAGGTAATAATGTATCTACAAATATAGGTGCTGGAGCACATATTGGAACTTTAGCTTTTAAAAATATAGATAGTACTGATAGTGCAACACCTCATTATGCGGGAATACGATGTGAGTCAGCAAATACATCAGGCAGTATGGATCTGCGTTTTTATGTTGGAAGAAATAATTTAGAAGCAGACCAACCAAATATGATTCTAGATGCAACTGGAAATGTTGGTATAGGTACAACAAGTCCACAGACAAGTTTGCATATTACAGATGCAGAAGCAAATATAAGACTTTCTTCTGATGCTAATGGATTATCTCAAATTCAATTTGGTGATGCAAATGACACAGTTAGAGGAAATATAGTTTATCGAAATGGCACTGCTGGTGATGCTCTTTGTTTTAACGGATATAACAACACAGAACGTATGCGTATAGATTCGGCTGGGGATGTTCTAATCGGTAAAACAAGTAGTGACTTTGATACTGCTGGCACACATATTGATGCAAGTGGTCAAATCTTTAACTTAGTAAAAAGTGGAACTGGTGCTGGCCCTTTTGTATTAAATAGAAGTACTAATGTTGGTACTTTTATAGAGTTTAGAAGAGGTAGTTCAAATACTGTTGGAACTATTTCATCTAATAACACCACGACTTCATATAACACCAGTTCAGATTACAGATTAAAAGAAAATGTAGTTGCAATATCTGATGGTATAACAAGGTTAAAAACTCTTAAACCTTCAAGATTTAATTTTAAAAATGAAAAAGATGTAATAATTGATGGATTTTTAGCACATGAAGTTAGCTCAGTAGTTCCAGAAGCTATTACAGGTATTAAAGATGAAGTTAATGAAAATAACGATCCAGTTTATCAAGGTATAGATCAATCAAAACTTGTACCTCTACTTGTAGCTGCTGTACAAGAATTAATTGGTCGTGTTGAAACATTAGAAGCAGCGTAAGCCGTATTGCCGTTATACGTTCCAACAGCTACACTTTAAAATAATTACAAAAATTTTATGTCAAAACTATCTGACAGATGCGAAGAGCGTAAAAACGAAGCACAGGCTCTTGCTGATAAATTTAATGCTTTAAACGATCAGAGTAAAAAATTAGAAACAGAAAAAGCACAAGTTTTAGAACAGTTCAACATTAAAAACTCTCAGTATGCAGAATTGGTTGCATTAGTACAAGAAGAAGAAGGTGTTGAAACTCCAAGCGAAGTCGTAGAATAAGGTTAAACTATTAGTAAAAGTATTTTTTATCATGGCTGCAACTACTACCTGGGCATTAGCTAATGTTGATTATGATGTAAGCGATGGCTTTTGTCATACTGCACACTGGACAGTAACTAGAGTTGATGGTGATTATTCCTCTTCATCTTATGGTTCTGTTGGATTAACAAAACCAGAATCTTTAACAACCAGAACAGATTTAAAAACAGCAGATATTATTGCTGATGTAAAAGCTGTGCTTGGAACGGATCAGGTAACAAGTATTGAAAATGGTCTTGTACTTGGTATAAGTGAGCAAAAAACTCCTACGCAGGGAAGTTTCGTACCAGCTAGTTAGTTTTTACAGGAATATTTCTATCAATAATTCCGTACATGACATAAAGTGGTGCTAATCCTATAATCAGGAAAAGTACCATAAATGTTATTGGTACGCTTGCTTTAATTAGTGCTTCTCTTATCATGTTTCAAAAAATAGCTAATGTTTTGAGTATCATTTCATTTGTAATGGTAGCTTCTATGAGTGGCACAGCCTACTTTGGTTACAAGTATGTAACTTCAGAACAGTTTAAATCAAGAGTAATGAATGAAATATTAGGTAATGTACAAGGTATGATGCCTAAACTATTAGATCAAGGTTTACCTAAAGTTACAGGCCCATCTATGCCAATTATCAAATGAATTGTTATTGGTGTAATACAGAGCTAATCATAGGTGGAGACATTGACATTGAAGAGGATATGAATGGTTATCCTGAGTTTTCTGTAATGACTAACTTATCTTGTCCTAAATGCTTTTCAGAAGTAGAAGTATTAAAGAAAAGAGATGCCTTCGATTGATATACCTGATATAAATATTCGTGAGATATACATTCCAGACGTACCAGAAATATATACTCCTTATTATTTAAGTATTACAAAACCACCAGAAATAGATGTTCCTGGTTGTACCTATCAACATCGTGATATAAAAAATACTGGTAATCGTAATTTATTATTGGAAGATCCAAATGGTGTATTTACAACGTGTGATTTTCCGTTCCCTAGTTTTATACCTCTTGACTATACACCTGAGAATATGGTCATTACAGAAGAACCGCTTGTCGATAATGAAGCACCGCCCTTACCAGAAACAGAGCAGCCAAAAATTCCTGATTTACCTGAACCACCCCCACCAGATTTTCCTCCCTGCCCTGGCAAAAATGACCAAAGAGTAGGAGACTTTCGTAACGATAAGCGATTGGAACGTGTTATAGGCCACGAAAGAAGCGAAGATGGTAGTAAATGTATAACTCTCTA